ACAAAATTATCAATGCCAATATGCTGAGCAAAACTTGTTAAAGCGGCCATTTGATTATCACTGAGTACAACCTTTGGTAATGCCTGTGCTATTTGTTCTCCAACTTCGGTAAGATCGCCATTAAGTGCTAATGCTGTGCCTATTGCTCCTAAGCCGTTTTTAAAGTCAACAACTTTAATACCAGATTTTCTGTCTATATAGATATACGAAGTACCATCTACAATTAAATCAATGCCCTTAGCATCAAGTTTTTCTGCAATTAGCTCTAATAAGTTGCTATTGCTGTTGTCCATTATTACTGTCATGTTATCTCTATTATCCTTTTGGTGCCGGAGGTGGGGGTGTTGCTGAAGATTTTATTTCATCGACGGCTTCTTTAACTGCCGCATCAACTTTGCCAGTTACAGCACCTACTAATTCGTCTTGTAACCCTAATGTTTTGTTTTGGATATCAAGTGCAAATGCACTCATTTCTGCTTCAAGTTCTTTTAATTTTTTAACTTGTCCAATAATTTTTTGTGACAATGCATTTGAGGTAGGAAACCGTAATGGAGGAATTACAATGCCTAACTGATTCATCATATTCTTCATACCATCGATGCTTTGAAGATTTTTTAGAGATGCCATATCAAAGTTTGATAGTTGCTCTGGTAATAAGTTTTTTAAGCCAGAAAGTTGATCGGTAACTTCTGCTTTTGCTTTGTCAATAGCGTCAGTGGCCGCATCAGTGATGCCTGCAGGATCAACACTTGCTAATCCTTGCTGTTCCGGACTTTCTTCACCATCTGCTGATACATCTTCTTCTAATGTTTCAGGGTTCTCTGATGCAGGGTCAAATTGAGCATGGCCTTGATATGGTTCTGCTGTTAGCATTGTGCCTACAATACTTTTAATACTGTCTCCTGATTCTGGACGTTGTCCGCCGTTAGGTAAAACTACTTCTTCGTCTGCTTTATATTCTGGTGGCACAGATGACTGATCTTGATGATCACTTGCACCTATTTGTGGAGCCGGTATTGCCGGTATTGCCGGTATTGGAACTGGTCCACTGCCACTGTTAAGTAAAATAAGAGAACCAGTTGAAGCAATAGGTCCGGCCGAAACATGTGATGTACCGGTTGCTGATATAGTGCTTATAGCACCCATTGTTACTGAGCTCATACCTAATATTCCAGCTGTTTGATCAATTTTATTTGCACTACTTCTAAAACTTCCAGCGGCATTTAAGTCAATGTCTCCACCACTTGCTGTAATGGCCGCGTTCATATTTGCATGTATACTTGTATCTGCAACAGATTCTAATCGAATGTTGCCTCCAACACCAAGTGGCGGTATTGCAAGGATGCCGAGATCAGGGATACCCATGTATTTGCCTCCCATGTTATCACCAGCGGCTTTAAGATGTAAATCCTGTCCTGCTTTAATGTTAATATTCTTATCTGCTCTTAAATTAAAATTCTTTTTTGCCCTAAAGCTAATATCGCCTTCACCAAAGAAGTTAATATTACCCAGCATGTCTAATTCTACCCATGCTTTGCCGTCTTTGTTTATTAAATAAATTATACCATTAGTATCATCAAGTAATATTTGGTTTCCGCCACCTGTTCTAAGTCTAATATTTTTACTATCAGCATTATCATCCATAATAAACTGATGACCTGCTTGAATCATTTTTGCTTTGTTGTCTGGATCTCTAATACCTTTGGTTAATATACCAAATACGTCACTGGGCGATTCTCTTTTTGCACCGGAGTCTGAAATACCTCGTACAGGATCATTAATAAGACCTTGTTTAGTAATTGCTTCTGCAAAAGGATGATGAGCTGGACGCATAGGATTAGTTAACTTAGTGTCACTTGAAAGTTTATTCTTTTCTGCTGTTGGAAGCCTAAAGGATTTTCCTTGATAACTATCTCCCGAAGGCATACCAGGAAGCATTGAGTTATACTGATCCGGCAATGTCATACTAAGAACATAACAGTCAACGGTTTTGTTTGGAAAACATACTAATACTAAGTTACCAATGTCAGGTGGTTGCGTCCACATGCCATAAGTTTTCATTGTTTCATCAAAACTTTCTATTGTTGGGCCAAGTAACTCTGGATTAGTTGAACCTGCAAATGGTGATGTCCATCTTGCATGAAAATTTTCGTTTATTTTAGTATCGTAATGTAGATCTGGTATAGTTACCAGCAGTCGTCCGGATTTATTAGCATCGTCGTTGTCGATTACTTTTGCAATATAAATACCGTGAAGTCTACTTCCAGATTCTTGCTGTAATGCTTTTTTAAAAGCACTTGTGGTACCAATTGTATTAACTTTTCCGTTCATGAAATATTATTAACCTGTGTTATTGTGCATCTCGCCATGCCTGGGCCTGAGATGAATTTATTTTACCATCGGCTTGCAGTTTATTAACTATCTGACTGTCAGTTAAGCCGCCAAATCCGCCACCGCTGATTTGTCCATTAATATACCCAACTGGGTCGGTAAACGCCATAGGGTCTATTCCGGATCCATCTGCATCACCAAGGCCTTTGTCTGCTAAGTCACCGGCATTTTGGTTTGATGTTATGTTATAGTTAGCCAAATCTTCTGGCGAAACCTTGGATAAATCGACTCCAGTTTCCTTGACCGCTACAATGGATGTTGTAAACATACCATTATTAAAATTATTTTGTGCTGATACAAGGCGATAAATTCCAGACATAGTCCATGAAGTATTAAATTTATTCCATTCACCAGTATTATTGTCCTCTTCGTCTATGTCCATGTCAAACCGTCTTGGATTGTTTAACATAAAAAGGAAAAAATTATCACCGTCTGTGTCAAATCTAAAATCACCTAAACTACTTTCAGAATCGCCTAAGTAGTATGGATCACCTCTTATTTCAAAATCCAATTGTTTCATTATGCTGGGCTCTACGTTTTGGTTATATAGAAAATTAAACACACTTGTTTGAGCACCAGCGTATGTGTTTGCAGGCCCTTCTCCCGCTTTGGAAGTTGTGTCTATTTCTGCGGTATCAGATTGATTCTGTGTTTCATTAGATGCATCTTCTTCTGCTGTAGTTTCCTTAACTTCAAAATTTAAAAGATCTGCAGAGTATTCATATCCGGATGGTTGTGCTTTATACTCGCCAAGTGCATAATATTGATCAATTTGTTTTTGTCTTTCGTCGTCACTTTCAGTAGGCGAATTAGCTGATCCAAAAACTTGGTCTTTGATTAATCTTTTAATTTCATCATCACCTGTTACTGCACCTGCTAATGCGTTTGCCAAATCTTGTGCGGCCTGGCCTGCTGTATCAGATATTAGATCTTTAATTTTATCAGAACTAAATCCAGCATTGGCCGCCATATCTTTTAAAGTATCTGAATCAAAGTTTTTAAGTGTGTCAAATATCTTTTTACCTTTTTTAAACAAATCAAATAAGTCACCAATATTTGTTACATCTTCTGCGGCAAGTGGGTCTGCTTGTTGAACCGCGTACAAGTTCGACGCTGATGATCCCCCCATACCTTTGTTCTTTGGTACTAATAGTGCAACACCAAATTGATGAGATATGTTTAGATTTAATATTTGATCATTTCTACCTGTGTATGTATACTCGTATGCTTTTTGAATATCAAAGTTGTTAAGAGTTGCTGTCTCCGTTGCTGTTAATTCGTCCGCTGTTACTCCAGTACTGGTACTTGGAGTGTTTACTATTAAGGGTTTATAGGTAACGTTCTTTGAGTATGTTTTCTTTTTATCGTCAAACTCGCCTATTGTTACTTTTGATTTTATAGTGTACCACCAAACATGCGTTTGCCCTGGATCCCATTCACCTATACCTTTGTCGCCTTCTGCAAACTTAGTACGAGTGGCATGTGACATAAAGTCTGAATTAAGTGATAATATTCTACCAAGACATGCAAATAAGTTATCATCTTCTTCGTGTGACAGAGTAACACTAATTGGAACTGTTTTTTCTCCTTCATCTGAAGAAGATTCAGCCGAAGCGTCAGTTTGAGTTTCTGCTTCAATTTGGGTTATTGATTTAGAGTTGTATGCCGATAGTAGAGTATCGTTTAATACACTTTGATTTGTTATCTTTGGGTGCTTATTAGATTTGGGATTAGAATTTATTGCACCAGCTGTTGCTTTAAGAGCCTGATCAACTATAGTTGATCCTTCTGCTTCTTCTGAAACAAATTCAGATAAATCCCATGTAATAGTATCTACTGTACCTGATTCATCTTCATCATCACCTGCAAGCCTCTTATTCATTTTTACTGCTAAATCAGTTAAATGGTCTTGGATTGTTGCACCTGATGTTGAATGGGCGGCCTTTAATGTAAAAAATTTATCTGCAAAAGCAGTATCATCTTGTACTACAGTTGTAAAGTTATATTCACTGCCTTCAGGCCCAATGGTAATATCAAAATTTGTTAACTCGAGCACATATCTATACGGCCCAGCAATATGTTTTATTTGACCGCCTTCGCCGTCAAATGTATCTGGGGTGGATGACTCTTGATAGCCTTGAAAGTCTATTTCTAACACTAATGGCATCTTAGAGGCAACGTCAATGCCTAACTTGGATGCTGTCCAATATAGTTGATCTATGAAGTCAGCCGCGCCAGGCTGTGTTATTTTAAAATTACATTGTGTTTCGTTTGATTTTTTTCCTGGAACATTTGTAATTTCGAGATTATCTATACCAACACCTGCTGTTACACCTGTTTGTGCAAGTATTATTACGTCAGCTGGGCTTAATTGAAAATTATTTGTACTTGTTCCTTTTGCTGTATCGCCATTATCCTCTCTTGCCATTGATTCGCCGTTAAGGTCGTCGATAGAATCATTTGCTTTAAGTGTTTCTAATGCTTCAAATCCTGTTGCATATAATTTTAGATTGTATGTGGGGATATCATAAAGATCAAGTAGATTACCTTGTACTTTACCTGAGTACCTATTGATTACTGTATTATCGGAAACTGTATCAGTGACCGTATTCTTTGCCGTTTCGGCTGACGTCACCATCTGCTATGCCCCGGTTAACGAATTAATTACTTCTCTTGATGGAAGGAATATAGTAGTTCCTGCTTTAAAGTCTCTAATAGGATCAACAATCACGTCTGGATTTCTTAATGCAAACACCCACCAAAGATCTACACTACCGTATAGTTTGTATGCAAGTATATCTGGGCGTTCATCAGCATCTGTTTGAATGACGTATTCTTCATCATATGGATTCTTAGGTACACTTGGTAAACGATTAACATCGGTAAACCTACCTTGTAATGTTCCTGCATTTATAAAACTTTGTTTAGCCATTATACAAATCCGTCCTTAATACCGGCACCAGTTCTTAATGAGTCGATGCTAAATTTCTTACGAATCTTATGAGGAGTATGATTTACAAGTAAATCAACTGTTATATTTGCTACTGTTGGTACAAATGTTACATCGTCTTCACTACTGCCGCCTTTAACTGGAACATAGTCTACATTATCTGGATACTGAATAGAGTACGTTCTAACAACAACTGGTACTTTTTTAAATCCATTTTCTCCCATGTATTCAAAAAGTAATACAGGTGGAGGTGTTCCAAATGCTCCGGATCTAACTGATGCATCTCCAAAGTGTGCTTTAGTTACACATTTTAAAAAGTGTATAACTGCCATTAAGTATCTTGCTTCTGCTATTGTATTAGCAGTAAAGTCGCCTGTTACAGGGAATGTAGGAGGTGTACTGTTTATAAATGTATTAATTGGATAGTTGGTTCCGTGCAATTCTGCACTATTATAGTTAGCCATTCCGCTCATAAAAATTTGTGGAGTATACTGCCATACTAAACCGCCTGTTTCTGCAAGTGGTTCTAATATAGAACGAGAAGAGGCTAAATCACTTAGGCCGTATATTGCCCTGGCTCCTGCGGCTTTAGGTCTCAGTCTTGCTCTCCAGTCGTAGTTTTTAGTAATACCTTTGCCTTCGTTTAAGTTAGTCGATATACTGCTGGCCGCTAAGTTACTTTGTTCACTTAATTCTTGCCTAATATCCATTTCACTTAATTCTCTTGCACCGAACACTAAGTTATTTTCAGGGTTACGTGGAGGTGTTGCTCTGCCTGGGTACAATGCACCTAAGCCTGCTTTACCTATTAGTCCACCAACAAGGCCACGTACTGCATCGTTACCTATTAACCCTAATCCTTGATTAGCGGCATCTGTTAATGAACCTGTTAAAAAATCTTTTAAATTTGGCATAACACTATTTATCCAATTCATTAAAACATACTATAAAGAAAAAAGTGGCTAAATATATATTGACATTACACAATAACCATGTATAATACTAACAATATAAATGAACTATAATTTTGAGGAGAGTTAATGGCACAGCCAAAAAAGGTTAATTACCTAAACAACAAAGATATTCTAAAAGAAATACACAAGAGTAAAATGACATTCTGCCACCTTGCAGACGACAAATACTTTGAATTTGATGTAATTCTTGAGGATGTTAGCAAAATCAACAGAAACAGCATTAAAGTTGCCCGTGAAAATCGTGCTTCTATTATGCAGTCAATTGCCTATCAGGCCGCCATGGCAGTCCACGATATTAATGATTACAAAAACAAGCCAAAGCAAAAAGAATTTGCAGTAGACCCAAAAAGCATAGCACAAGAAGATTTAGTTTTCCGTGTGATGTGTATGGAGCATATTCCTTTAGAGTTTGGAAGGAAGAAAAATCCCAAGAACGAAGCAGAAACTAAAGCAAAAGTAAACTTCCCACCATTCAAGCATTATGCATACGTTAACGATGAAGTTAAAGAAGTTGCAAGAAGCCATTGGCAAGGTAGTTTAAGCAATGGTCACTTTGATCCGCATTCTGGAAGAATCACAAACAAGTTAGGAACTATGTTTTTAAAACTTGTTGAAAGGTACTCTCACAGAGCAAACTGGAGAGGCTATACTTATGTAGACGAAATGAGAGGACAAGCACTTGTTCAGTTATCTCAAATTGGCTTACAGTTTAATGAAGCAAAATCGGATAATCCGTTTGCTTATTATACTGCCGCAGTTAATAACAGTTTTACAAGAGTATTAAACATTGAAAAAAGAAATCAAACTATCAGAGATGACATCTTGATAGATTCAGGACATTTACCAAGTTACGGAAGACAGATTCAACACGAAAACGAATTACGTCAACTTAGAGAAATAGCCGAATCCGAAATTGAGAACAACGTAGAGTAAATTATATGGGCCAACTGTTTAAGACAGCGGCCTGTTTTACCGATATACATTACGGCCTAAAACAGAATAGTCGCTTACACATAGAAGATTGTAGTAGATTTGTAGACTGGTTTATTGCAGAAGCAAAAGCCAGGAATGCAGAGACATGTATTTTTCTCGGAGATTGGCATCATCATAGAGCAAGTATTAGTGTTGCTACTATGAATGCTACTATTAAAGATCTTAAAAAACTTAATGACAACTTTGAAACTGTGTATTTCATCACAGGAAATCATGACCTATATTACAAAGACAAGCGAGAGTTAAACAGCATTGAATTTGCTCGTGACTTACCTAACTTTGTAATGTGCGACGAATTCTTTGAAAAAGATGAAGTTGCGATCATTCCTTGGTTATGCGGAGATGATTATAAAGTTGTTTCTAAAATGAAATGCAAGTATATGTTTGGTCATTTTGAGTTACCTTACTTTAAAATGAACGCAATGGTAGAGATGCCAGACCACGGTGGTGGCATTAACGATAAGATGTTAAGCGGACCAGAGTATGTGTTCAGTGGGCACTTTCACAAAAGACAATATAAAAATAACATACATTACATTGGTAATGCCTTCCCACATAACTATGCAGACGTAGACGATGATGAACGAGGAGCAATGTTTCTCGAATGGGGCGGTGAGCCACAGTATGTAAATTGGGCAGAAGGTCCTAAGTATAGAGTGTTTAATTTAAGAACATTATTAGACAATCATGCTAACTTGCTCGATGAATATACTTATGCCAGAGTAAAACTTGATGTGAGTATAAGTTACGAAGAGGCAAATTTTATTAGAGAAAAATTTGCAGAGCAATATAATGTAAGAGAACTACAACTTGTTCCTATTAAAGAAGAAGAGGAATACGAAGGCGGAGAAATTACGTTTGAAAGTGTTAATCAAATTGTATTACAACAGTTAGACACTATCGAATCAAACACAATTCAAAAAGATGTTTTGATTAACATCTATAACAGTATAGACACAGACTAATGCTAAAAATTAAAAATGTAAGTGCAAAGAATTTTATGAGTGTGGGCAATAACCTACAAGCCGTAAACTTTGATAACTGTCAATTAACTCTTGTGTTGGGTCACAACTTAGACATGGGTGGCGATGGCAGTAGAAACGGCACAGGAAAGACTACTATTATTAATGCATTAAGTTATGCATTGTACGGTGAAGCCTTAACTAATATTAGGCGTGATAATTTAATCAATAAAACAAACGGCAAAGGTATGATTACTACTGTCGAATTTGAGATTGAAGGTATCGAGTATCGTATTGAACGTGGCAGACGTCCTAACGTTTTACGTTTACTTATTAACGGTGAAGATGCGTTCACAGAAGAACAGCAAGGCGACAGTAGAGAAACCCAAAAAGAAATTGAAAAAATTATTGGTTTCCCACATAATATGTTTAAGCATTTAATTGCACTAAACACTTATACCGAGCCATTCCTTAGTATGAAGAATAACGATCAACGAGATATGATTGAACAGTTGTTAGGTATTACTGAGCTATCGTCAAAAGCCGAAATTTTAAAAGAAAGACAAAAGGTTACAAGAGATGGTATTAAAGAAGAAGAGTTTAGAATTAAAGCAGTTGAAGATAGTAACCAACGCATAGACAAAAATATTAAAGAAATTGAAAGTCGCAGTAAGGCATGGGAACGTAATAAAGAACAAAAAATAAATGAGGTTGGCGAAGCCATACTTAACTTTGAACAAATTGATATTGAAGTCGAAATTGAAAGCCATGCATTATTACAGACGTTAGTCGAGCAAGAAACTATACTGTACAATTTACAAAAAGATCACAGAACAGCATTAGCAAGTTTTACAAGAAGCACCACATCATTAGACGAATTAAAAGTAAACCTAACAAGTGCATTAGAAGGTATTTGCCCTACTTGTGAACAAGGTACTGCTCATTTAGATACACATGAAAAGTATACAAAAGAGTTAGAAGGAAAAATTGTTAACGAAACAGCACATTGGGAAGAGCTTGGATTAAAAATTTCAACTACTGATGAGAAAATTACAGAGGTAGGCATTATACCGAGTAAGCCTACATTATTTTACGCATCTAAAGATGATGCATTACAACACAAACATAATTTAGAAACAATGCGAGAGCAGTTAGAAGAAAAAATTAATGAAATTAATCCTTACATTGAACAAATTAACGGACTAAAAGTTTCTGGGTTACAAGAAATTACATTTGACTTAATGAACGAATTAACTTACTTACAAGAACATCAGGACTTCCTGCACAAACTATTAACCAGTAAAGACAGTTTTATTCGTAAACGTATTATTGATCAAAATATTGCATACTTAAATCACAGGTTAGCAGACTACTTAGACAAGTTAGGCTTACTACATGATGTTAAATTTGCAAGTGACTTAGGCGTAGAAATAACAGAGTACGGCAGAGACTTAGACTTTGATAATTTAAGTAGAGGTGAGCGTAACAGACTTATTTTAGGACTATCATGGGCATTCAGAGATATGTATGAAAGTTTAAATAGGCCAATGAACTTGTTATGTATTGATGAATTAATAGACTCAGGCATGGATTCAATGGGAGTAGAAAACGCTCTCGGTATTCTTAAGAAAATGCACAGAGATCAAGGCAAAAATATAATGCTTATTTCTCATAAAGAAGAACTTGTAGGTCGTGTTAATAATGTACTAACTGTCGTTAAGGAAGGCGGCTTTACTGCATATAACACGGATACGGAATATGTTTCTTGACATATATCTCGGTAACGAAGCAAATTATAAACTAACATACGAGCTGTTTGATAACCGTGTTGCTGAAAGACTGTGGCACCGTTTTCAAACACTTGATTTAGAATTTGTTAGTAGAACACAGTTTTATAATTTTGGCGAAAGCGAAGATGATGTGCAATCAAAACTTACTGAATCTATAACACATATCAAGCGGTTACTACCAGATCAATTCAAAGACCACATAGATGACTTAAACACTTTGCATGTTAATTTTCCTGATTTAGTTAAAGACACTCATGGTGAATTAAGACATTGGTTAAGTATGTTTAACTACCATTTACATCATATAGAGGACTTAAAAGCAAATGCTAACACACGGTTTCTGTTTAGTACTCAAGATGATGGCGAACCGTTGCACACAGACGACTACACGTTGTTTACGCCTACTAAATTAACTAATCACTTGTATATGAATTACCCACACGTAGGTAAGCATACTATGGAATTATGGTACGACCAAGATAAGCATATTCCTGCAGAGCACATAGTTCCTACCAGCATCTTAAAGAATGATTTATTAGCATGGTTTAGTAACGATCAATTCACTAATGCAAACAAAACAATAACTGCTATTAAGCGATGGTGTGTACAAGCAAAGGTGCCGTTGCCATATGATATATCAGACCCAAGGCTTGCAATAGGCTATATTCCGTTAGGCAAATTAACACATGATCCAGACCTTGATGCAGTACGCCGCAATAAGTATATCCATAGTGTTGTGGCAAGATAACTAACTATATGGAATGGACATTTAACAATAAAAAAGTAGACAAGTTACCAGAAGATTGCGAAGCGTTTGTTTACCTGATTACTAACCTAACTAACGATAAAAAATATGTTGGTAAAAAGTTAGCAAAATTCAAAACAACTAAACCCCCTCTTAAAGGCAAGAAGAATAAAAGACGTGGCACTAAAGAAAGTGACTGGCGTACATATTGGGGTAGTTCAGATCATTTAAATGAAGATGTATTAGCACTCGGGCAAGACAAGTTTAAAAGAGAAATTTTATACTTTTGTCCAAGCAGAGGCGTTGCAAGTTATCTCGAAGCAGAAGAACAATTTAAACGTAAAGTTCTCGAAACTGACGAATATTATAACGGAATTATCAATGTAAGAGTGGGTGGTTCAAAAATCTTACGAGAAGCATTAAAAGATAGATAACTATTAACTGATTACAACACACATTAAGGCACATCAGACGTAAAGTCAAAGCAAGGCACACACAGGACTATACACCGGCCCCAACAGAGGCATTGAATATCTGGCTCCTCGACAATCCGGCAATGGAAACACCCGGTGCGAGAATTGGAGATGTATAGCGGCAAAGATACAAACACACGACAAACAGTATTAAAAGAATGTAGGCAATGAGAAAAAGCAACCTACAAGTTTGTGTAACCAAACTCTACCAGGTTACATAAATTTCCGTGAGACACGAGACGGTAGTGTATGGGGACAGAACGCTCACTGGTTCCTAATAGCACCCGAGTTAGAGATGGTAATGGTTCACTTGATGACACCTGACATCCTTCTCCTTGCATAAGGAGAATTATGGCTCAAGTTACTTGATAACTTGTATAATGTAAATAACTTCTCTTTTTAAAAAACTTTCAAACAAAAGAATATGTGAATGAAATGAACATATGAATGTAGTTTGGAAAGACACGAAGTGTCTATAAAGTGTTTAACTATTTAATATGCTCTTTTAGAGTTATTGGAAAACAAACATATAAAGCATATATGTATTATTTAAATAGTTTGTGAGTGGTCTAACAGGAAGTTAGAGCTACAACATCTCTTGTTGACTGTCGCCGCTTTTCTTTGCGTTATACTTATTAATAGTTTTAACGAGCATTTCTCTTTCAGTAAAACTCATGTGCCATAGTTCGGAATAAGAAACAACACCTTCTGAAAATACTACCAGTTCCATTACACTCTGGTACATCTCTTCTTGCTGTTTATTGAGCTTCGTTAAATATTCGAGAATTTCTTCTGGTTCAGCACTACTTAAGAAGCGGTGGAAAAATTTACAGGATCAAATGCAACACTGGACCTAAAGGTCTTATCGCATTCCTCACACATAAATTCTGACTCTTTAGCAATACCAATCTCGCCAATTTGAGCAATTTGCTCTTCGACTTGTTTGCCAATACTGCTTTCACAGTTATTCATGAATTCTAAAATTTGTTTTCTATCAGTTACTACAACATCCTCTTCATCGCCGGGTGCTGTAATTGATTGTATGCTGTCAACGATAATATCAAAATTAACGTTTGCCATTTTTACAAAACTTTGGTTAAACACTTTTAACTTATCTTCGTCATCTGGCATGTCTGCCATTGCTTGTAAACTTCTTGTGCTTTGAAAACTTGCAATTCCGGCTTTAATAGTAGTTTCATATGTAAACGGTCTAACAGCAAACTCTAATTCACCAGTAGTAAATGTATAACTATCTTCTAACACAGACATTGCTGACAATGTGTCGTCTGCACTAATAACACCTTCTACTTCAACATTACATTCTGGACAATTTGCTCTTATGCTAATGTCGTCACCATATGATGCACCCTGTATTGCTAACAGTAACGCATCAACATCGTTGGACATTAATTTAATTGATTTCTTTACACTTGGTACACAACTTGCAATAACTTGGGTAACTGCTTCACCATTTAACAATGCATCTGGATTACGCATAATTAATTCGTCTTTAGCAGTCATCGGATATATTGGTAATTCACCATTGTCGGGCATTTCTACAATGTCATCGGTATAGTATCTACCTTGACTTGGTAGTAGAGTGTACAGTTTAGGTGCCCTAAAATGTCCACTTAAAGGATTCTGTGTCTGTTTACTCATTATTAAAACTCCTGTTAATGATTTAGATAAATAGTTAAAGTAATATAACAATTTACTAACTGTACTTATTTATCATCATTATATAGGTACTTAATGGATTAACTGAATGGCAAACTTTACAATACAAGATAAAGACGGAAATAGCACCACTGTGACTATACCTGATTTTTCGTTGGAATCAACGCAGGCATTGGTGTTAGCCAATATCAAGCAATTAGTAAAAGGTGACAAACAAGTAATAGATGCGTTAAATGATATGGCTAATAATTCTAAAGGCGCCAACGCCGGAGATAAAGATGCCGCATCAAAACAACAGCAATCACAAAAGACATTAATCGAAGAAAGTAAAAAGAATAGAACTTCGATGGGGCAAGGTTTTAAAAATCTTACCACAGGTATAGGCAGAGGCATCGGTGGCACACTGGCAACATTTGCCAAAGGAATGATAGCATTAGGTTCTGTAGTAACCGGAGTTGCAACTGCTCGATTTGTTACGTTAGGCGGAGCACTTACAGAACTAACTAAAGTAGGTTTAAGCCAACGTGATTCAACCATTCAAACTATTACAAGTTTAAACTTATTAGGATTTAGCACAAACGAAGCGGTTCAATCCATGGTGAATAATTCACGTGCATTTGCTACAATGGGCAAGTCAGTTAGTGCCACAGTTGCCAGTGTGCAACAGTTAACCAACTATGGATTAGATCTTGGCACAGGCTTAGAAGAGCTAAACGACATAATAATTGAAGAACTAAACACAAGAGCACGTTTAACAAATGTAACAAGTTTGTCTGCTAAACAGCAGGACAGAATGAATAAAAATATAGCCAAAACTACACAAAAACAAGTTGAATATGCACAGGCATTAGGTGTTAGCACAGACACTATTAGAACTTTTGTTCAAACATTAATTGATGACAACGGGTACTTTACTGCTTCGCTGTTAACAATGAACAAAGATGCTCAGGAAAGCGTTATTACAGGCACAACAATGTTTGCTTCAGTATTAAGAGCATCAGCAGGAGAAGTTGGCGGCGAAATAGCGGCCGCAGTTCTTGAAGCGGCACAAGGTGGCGCAATTGGATTCAGTGATGCCGCGGTAGCAATGATTACTGTATTACCAAGATTAGCAGGCACAATGAATTCTGCAATCAACGACTTTGAAAACGGCTTTAAAAATGGCGAAGACATTGCAAAACAATTTACAACCGAATTAGCAAACTTATCTGATTCAGAAAGAGATAGGATTTTCCTACTTGCAAGAGCCGGCGACGAAATGGCCAAATCAATGGCACAGGCAGTTGTTGCCTCAGAGAATGCCTCAAAGAAACTTGAAAATCTTGGGTTAAATATTGATGATGCTCAAAAAGCCATGTTGGCATTTGCTTCTGTGACTAAACGATTTAAAGGCATGATGGATGGTATAATTACAATCATCACAGTAGAATTTGGTAAAGTAATGGGTTCAGGCGATGAACTGGACAACACATTAAAGGCATTAAACGATGCAACCACATTGGTTGCACAATCGTTTACTGGTATGGTACGAGCAGTATTAAAATCATTTGATTTCTTTGGTAAAACATCAACCAACGCCGGAAAAGAAGTTAAAACTTTTGCAGACGCTATAAAATACTACAGCAGTTACATTACTGGATACATGGACAGGATAACAGATCGACTTAATAATGGCGAAAACTTATGGACCATAATGAAGAACCAGCTTTCGACATGGTGGAAAGATTCAGAGGCCAAAAAAACATTTGATAGCATAGCAGAATGGATTAAAAACAAATTAAAAACCGCAACAACCTATGTTACTGATACAGTATTTGAAAAAATACCTGATATGTTTGATAAAATAAAAAATATACTCTCTGATAAAGACACTTGGACACCTATATTTACTGCTATGGCGACAGCAATTACCGGGCTGTTTACCTGGGATAATTTGCAAAGGATAATATTTGGTACTGCAACTCCAATGGCAGATGCAAAAAATACTCTCATAGACAAGAAGGACAAAGCTATTGAAACAGTTTCAAATGTAACTGCTCCTATTAAGAACGTTATTAAAAATGCCGTAGACTTTTTTAGACCTGAAAAAGACCAGGCTACAATTAATGATGCAACCGGAACTGGAACTGGAACAGTAACTGGAACTGGAACAGTAACTGGAACTGGAACAGCAACTGGAACAGCAACTGGAACAAATTTTAAAAATAACACAGCCGGCTCAACTGTTAAAGTAATTGTTGGCAATCCCAATAACGACGCTATTCCGGTTACTCCTGCTGTTAGTACAACTACAGCAACCGCGGCAAAGGCTGAGACTAACACAAAACCAGTAACAGATGAACGCAAAAAAGAAATAGAGAATAAGTTTCAAGAAATGTTGAAACTTATAATAGATAAGTCTACAGCAACTGATCAAACTATGAAAACTCTTACAGAAGCAATAGCAATGCAAGACACAAAAATGAATAGCCATTTAGAGAAGATTGTAACAAACACTAAAGCCACATCAAAAGGCGTTAATGCATAACTGGCCTTTCTTTGCCAGTTCTTAAAATAAACACTTGACATAAACCGATAAATAGTGTAATATAATTATACGATATAAAAAATCAGGAATATTATGAGTTGGAGAAAACACTTTACAACAGTTGACAATTCGGGTTTACCCTTAAATGTCACAGGTAGATCAAACGAAGGCGGTGGCCCAGGTGCCGCAACCAGTAGATATGCAAGTTGGTTACCGGAAGTATATGCAGGAAGTCCTAACAGACTTATGCGTTACATTCAGTACGATCAAATGGACAATGACTTAGAAGTTAATGCCGCGTTAGACACAATTGCTGAATTTGGAACACAAGAAGACGAACAAACAGGCATGCCTTTTGAACTATCGTATAATGTAACACCAAGCGACACTGAACAAAAAATTCTTGCTAAAACATTAGCACAATGGTGTAAACTAAACAACTTACATAAAAGAGCATTTAGAATGTTCCGTAACTCTTTAAAGTACGGCGATCAGTTCTTTATTAGAGACCCAGAGACATTTGAACTATTTTGGATTGACCCTGCAAACATTGAAAAGGTTATTGTTAACGAAAGCGAAGGTAAGAAAATTGAAACTTACTTTGTTAAAAACCTTGAACCAAACTTTGTAGAACAACTTGCAACAGATGTAGCACCATTACACAAAAGACCATATGGGTCCGGTGCATCTGGAATAACAATGGGCAGTATTGGTACGTCAACAAGCAACTATATGACAGGTGCTATTGATGGAGTAGATCAAGGAATGCCAGTTGATGCAAGACACATTGTACATATTAGTTTAACAGAAGGCATGGATCATTCATGGCCCTTTGGTATTAGTATCCTCGAACCAATTTTTAAAGTTTTCAAGCAAAAAGAATTACTTGAAGACAGTATTATTATTTACAGAGTTCACAGAGCACCAGAAAGAAGAGTGTTTATGATTGACGTAGGTAATATGCCACCTCACAAAGCAAGACAGTACTTAGAACAAGTTAAGTATGAAGTACAGCAAAAACGAGTGCCTAATAAAAAATCAGATGGCAGTAGTGTTGTAGATGCCGCTTATAACCCAATGAGCATGTTGGAAGACTACTTCTTTGCACAGACGGCAGACGGCAGAGGAAGTAAAGTAGACACATTACCGGGTGGTGAAAACCTGGGACAAATTGATGATTTAAGGTACTTTAATAACAAGTTATTGCGTGGATTACGAATACCAAGTTCTTACTTACCTACAGGCCCGGACGACGGTTCCGCGGTGTATAATGACGGTAAAGTAGGCGTTGCATACATTCAAGAATATAGATTTGCAAAGTATGTTGAAAGACTACAAAAACAAGTTGAAGAAGATCTTGACAGAGAATTTAAAATGTTTATCAAGCATAGAGGCATTGAAATAGATAGTGCTGATTTTGATATTGAATTTAATAAGCCTATGAACTTTACAAGTTACAGAGACTTACAGTTAGATACAGAAAGAGCTCAATTGTTTAATCAAGTTGCTACTATTCCGTTTGTAAGTAATCAGTTTAAACTTAAAAAGTATCTTGGTTTAACTGAAACAGAGCTTAAAGAGAACGAAGATCTATGGCGTAAAGAAAATCAGTACAGCAAGTTTGCTAACGAAGGACAACAAGCAGATCTAAGAAACTTAGGTATTAGAACAGAACCTGATGCCGCAGTTGACCCAGAAGCAGAACTTGATATTGATATGCAAGGTATTCCGGGTGCAGTAGATGGCGAGCCAGACATAAATACTAATGCGCCACCCATTGATGGCGGAATAGAGAGTATATAATGAGACTTAACGAATTTTACAATCCGGAATTTGATGCTTTACAAAAACGTAGTAAAGACGACACACGAAAAAGTAAACTAACTTTGGAAATGTTAAACAAATTGCGTAAAGTAAGAGAAATTAAAAAAGCTGAAGAGCTTGAACACGATAAATTTGTTAAAGTTATGTATGCGGCTCCAACAGACGCTGGCCCAGGGCTTTAGTAAACATAGTATATATTAATGCACTTTTTGTGTATAAATATCTGTTCACACCAGGCTTTTGCCCGAAAATCACACCATAATCACAGTATTTAACACCACTCATATAAGTATAATAGACGATTTGTAGCAATTGCAGGCAAATCATTGACTAATGTTAATTTAACAATTAATTTTTAAATAGGAGACCACAATGTCAGAGTCAAGAAATAAATTAGAAGACATTCTTGAACTTCTCCTTTCAGAAGAAAACGAAAAAGCAGAAGAAATGCTACATGAGTATGTTGTTGCTAAGGCAAGAGCAGAATATGAAAAAGTTTTAGACGAAAGTTCAGAAGTTGAAGAAGAAGAAACAGTTGAAGAAGCTGAAGAAACCGAAGAAGAAGCAGTTGAAGAAACTGTCGAAACTGAAGAAGAAGCAGTAGAAGAAGCTTTCGGAGAAGAAGAAGTTATCGATCAGTCAAATGATTTCGAAGCAGATATCATGTCCGGCGATGATGAAATTGAAAGCGATGAAGTTGGTGAAGAAGATGAAGACTTAGAAGACAAAGTCGACGATCTTTCAGCTGAACTTGAAGAGCTTAAAGCAGAATTCGAAAAACTATTAGCAGATGACGAAGTAGACGGAATGGATGACGGTGAAGAAGCTGAATTTGATGCAGACAGCGATGAGCTACCTGTAGAAGACGAGCTTGATCTTGAATCAGTTGAGTATACTTTAGAAGATGCAGAGTCAGAAGACGAAGTAGTTGAAGAAGCAACAAAACTTTCAGATACAGTAGCAACACCAAGTGCACCAGGTGAAGATTCAAAAGAATCACCACTTACTAAAGCACCGGCTCAACCAGCAGTTACTTTAGCAAAACCTGTTAAAGCAAACGACGGCGGAGAAGGCAAAAAAGGTGAAGCGGCAAAAGACAACACACCTACAGACAACATTAAAGTTGAACCAAAAAAGGCATAAGTCTTTTTTAACTGATAGGAATATTTTTAATGGCTAATAAATTATACGAATACATAGCACCAGAAGTCAGCAAGTGTCAGATTACTGAATCAGCTGATGGTAAGGAACTGTTTATGGCAGGACTATTCATCCAGGGCGACGTAAAAAATCAAAATGGTAGAATATATCCTAAAGATGAAATTAAAAAAGCTGTTGAAAGTGTAAGAACACGTCTACAACAAGGCGAAACTGTAATGGGTGAGTTAGATCATCCAGAAGAATTACAGATAAATTTAGACCGCGTAAGTCATATCATAACTGATATGCATTGCGACGACAGTAACGGTTTAGGTAAGTTGAAAATTATAGAGACACCGATGGGTAACATTGCGAAAGCATTGTTAAAGGCGGGAGCAAAACTTGGTGTATCAAGTAGAGGAAGCGGTAATGTCAGCGAAAGCGGCGCTGTTTCTGATTTTGATATAGTAACAGTAGACATTGTGGCGCAACCGAGTGCCCCAGACGCCTATCCCAAGACTATCTATGAGAGTTTATTTAATATGCGTGGAGGTGCCTCAATTTTTGAGACCGCATCTGCGTTAACACACGATAAAAGTGCAGAAAGACATTTAATGAAACAGATCACTAATTTCATTAATGAACTTAAATTATAAGTAGGAGACTACTATGGCAGTGACTATAAATGACATGCTTGAAAACGTTGAATTAACTGAACAAGTTAAGACAGATATTCAAGACGCATGGACTCAGAAAATTTCTGAAGCAAGAGATGAACTGACCGCTGAACTTAGAGAAGAATTTGCAAGTAGATACGAACATGACAAAAGTCAGATCGTTGAAGCTGTTGACACATTCATTTCAGAAAAAGTAGAAGCAGAAGTACAATTGATTGCAGAAGAAAGAGAGGTCCTTGCAACAGATCGTGTCAAATATCACAAAGCCATTAGTGAACATGCAAAACTACTTGACACTTTTGTTACTCAAGCAGTAGCGAAAGAGGTTAAAGAACTTCGTGCAGATAGAACAAAAGTAAGCGAACACGTTACTAAACTCGATGAGTTTGTAACAGAATCACTTGCTGGAGAACTTTCTGAATTCCACGAAGATAAGAAATCTTTAGTTGAGCAAAAAGTCAAAATGGTAAGAGAAGGCAAAAAGCAATTAGCAGAAGCCAAAGCAGAATTTATTAAAAAAGCCGCTAACAAAGTCGAAGGCATTGTTAATGGTGTAATTATAAATGAAGTTAGCTCTTTCCGTAATGATATTACTAAGGCACGTGAAAATGACTTCGGTCGAAGAATTTTTGAAGCATTTGCTAACGAATATGGTACAAGTTACCTAAACGAAGCAAAAGAAATCAAGAGTATACAGAAACAAATAGCTGATATGGAACAAAAACTTAATGAATCTAAGCAAGTAATTGCTGAGAGTGAGGACGCAACGAAACTTGTAGAATCTAAATTAAGAATAGCAGAAGACAAAATGACTCGTAAAGAGACATTATTAAGTCTGACAGCACCGTTAGGCAAAGAGAAGAAAGAAATAATGTTTGATTTACTTGAAAGTGTCAAAACATCTAAATTGGAAGAGTCCTTTAACAAGTACTTACCTTCAGTTTTAGATGGAGAAACACCAAGAGCAAAGAAAACATTGTCAGAATCAGTCGTCAGTGTAAAAACTGGAGACAAGAAGGCCGTTGCAAACGCAAAAGCCGATGACGTAAACTCTGATGATGTCGTTGAACTTGACATGATCAGAAAATTAGCCGGACTTTCAAAATAATTAGGAGTAATAAAATGGCAAATTTATTTGAGAGCAACTGGTCGGCAACAAAAGACGCATTAATGGAAGGTGTAACGGGTAACCGTAAATCTACATTAGATGTGGTTCTTGAAAATAGCAGAAGGTATTTACAAGAGTCCGCAACAGCAGGTGCAACAGGTGCCGGTTCAGTAGCAACTTTAAACAAAGTAATGTTACCGTTAATCAGAAGGGTTATGCCTTCAGTTATCGCTAACGAATTAGTAGGCGTTCAGCCTATGACTGGCCCAGTAGGGCAAATCCATACACTAAGAGTCCGTTATGCGGAAACTGGTGGTGGAGCAACAGCAGGTGACGAGGCTTTAAGTCCTTTCAAACTTGCTTCAACTTATGCTGGTTCTCCGGACGCAACTGCGGCCGCTGAAGGAACTACAGGTAAGAAAATGAGCATTCAAATCTTAAAAGAAACTGTTGAAGCTAAGACAAGACGTCTAAGCGCCAGATGGACTTTTGAGGCGGCTCAGGATGCAGAATCTATGCACGGCGTTGATGTCGAAGCAGAAATTATGCAGGCTTTAGCACAAGAGATTGTTGTTGAAATCGATCAAGAAATTATCGGTTCATTAAGAACTCTTGCAGGTGCTGGAACAACTTTAGACTTCTCCTCTTTAAGTGGAACAAGTGTATACGTTGGTGACAGACATGCGGCTTTGGCAATTGAGATCAACAGAGCGGCTAACAGAATCGCGGCAAGAACAAGACGTGGTGCTGGTAACTATATCGTTGTATCTCCAGAAGCATTGACAATACTACAAAGTGCGTCAACTTCTACTTTCGCAAGAACAACTGAAGGTTCTTTTGAAGCTCCTACAAACACTAAGTTTGTTGGTACTTTAAACGGAACAATCAAAGTATTTGTAGATAACTATGCGGCTGACGGAACTAAGGTTCTTGTTGGTTACAAAGGTTCTTCAGAAACTGATGCTCCTGCGTTCTATTGTCCTTATATCCCATTAATGAGCACAGGTCCAGTTATGGATCCTGCTACTTTTGAACCAGTCGTGTCATTTATGACAAGATACGGTTACAAAGAACTTACTAATACAGCAAGTTCATTGGGTAACGCGGCAGACTATGTTGATGCAATTACATTGTCCAACATATCTTTCCAGTAAGCCTTAAAACTTATTAGAACAGTTTCATTAGAAACAATTAAAAAGCACTTTCTCCGGAAGGTGCTTTTTTTTGACTTTTTAATCATTGTGATAAATAGTTAGATAAACACTAAACGTTAGGATTACTTTAATGGCAACTAAAAAGACTTATATAAATGCAGATGAAGAACTGATAATTCAGGGTAAGCTCACCATTGAAGGGAACGTAACTCAGACTAATACGACTACAAATGTTACACAACTTGGTGGCAGTCTTTTTGAAGTAAACAGTGATGGAACAGACGAAGTTGTAACCATTGCCCTTAACAGTAATAACGTATACGGAAACATTAGTTTTGACAGAGATAACGGTTACATTGAATTTTCAAAACCAATTAATCTTGGTGCAAACAAAGTAACAGCAGATTTAGTCGGTGATGTGTACGCATCAAACGGTACAACTAAAATATTAGAAAATGGTACCGGCTCTAATGCTACATTCACAGGTGTAGCCAGTAAGGCAACAATTTTAGAAACCGCACAAAACTTTAGCATATCTGGTGACGCATCAGCAAGTGCTGTATCATTTAATGGTAGCGGTGCAGTTGTATTAGCAACTACATTAGCAACAGTTAATAGTGGCGTAGGAAGTTATGGTGGAGCAACAGCAGTACCAAGTATAACAGTTAATGCAAAAGGTCTTGTAACAGCGGCCAGCTCAACAACAATAAGTATTCCAAGTTCTCAAGTTAACGACTTTAATAGTGCCGTTGGCGCAAGAGTTGATGCAGAGCTAAGTGGTAGCACAGGCATTACATACAGCAGTGGTGCAATAAGTATTACTAACTCAGGCGTTACAGCAACAAGTTATGGTAGTGCTACAGCAATACCAACATTTACAGTTAATGCACAAGGACAATTAACAACAGCGGCTGATGTAAGTATTGCAATAACAAGTTCTCAAGTTACAGACTTTAATAGTGCAGTAGGCACACGAGTTGACGCAGAACTAAGTGGTGGCACAGGCATTACATATACCTCAGGTGTAATTAGTACAACAGATGCAGACATAGTCCATGATAATTTAAGTGGCTTTGTAGCAAACGAACATATAGACCATACAACAGTATCAGTAACAGCAGGCACAGGTTTAACAGGTGGCGGAACAATAGCCGCAACAAGAACACTAAATGTTATCGGAGGCGATGGTATTACTGCAAATGCAAATGATATTGCAGTCGATAGCACAGTAATTAGAACAACAGGTAATCAAAATTTAGCAGGTACAAAAACATTTACTGGCACAGTTGATTTAACAGGTGCAACAGTAAACCCATTTACAGTTACTGGTAATCTTGATGTTACAGGTAATTTAAACTATGTTGCAGTAACCGACTTAGTAGTTAACGAAGCAAACATTACTATGAACAATGGTAATGCAGACCAAGACGCACATGTATTTGTTGGGAGAACAGGCAACGATACATATTTAAAATACGATCACAGTTCAACAAGATGGCAGTTCAGCAACGACGGTAGCACAGACAACAACATATTACTACATTCAGACTTTAGTGGTAGCACAGGCATTACATTCAGCAGTGGTGCAATTAGCATTACTAACTCAGGCGTAACCGGCGGAAGTTACGGTACAGCATCAGCAGTACCAACATTTAATGTAAATGCACAAGGACAGTTAACAACATCAACTAATACAACTATTGCAATACCAAGTACAGCAGTTACAGATTTCCTTGAAGCAGTAGACGACAGAGTAAACAATTTATTAATACCTGGATCAGGTATAACAGGAACATACAACGATGGTGCTGGAAGTTATACAGTAGATGTTGACAGTACAGTTATTAGAACAACAGGCGACCAAAGTTTAGCAGGAACTAAAACGTTCACAGGTAAAGTAATTTTACCAAGCACAAACGTTACAGATGCAGGCGCAATATTTACTGATGTCGATGAGGCATGGGTATACGTTAACGGTATTAAAAAACAAATTACTCCTACAGCAAGTGTAGGAACAGTAGCAGATGTTGGCTCAACAGGCCTTAACATATATGCTGGTAGCACGAGTGCAGGAAATGTAATAACACATGGTATTAAAAGCATTGACGGCGGAACATACACTAACGCAACAGAATCAGGGAACGTTGTAATAATAGACGGTGACGTTAGTGCAATCAGAGGAGCATTTAGTGGCGGTGGAGACATTGCATACAATAATAGCACTGGTTCAATCAGTTTCACTCAAAGAACAAATGCCCAAGTAAGATCGTTAGTAAGCG